CAAAAGTATCTCACCTACCCTTCAATAATTGAAGTTGGGTTAAATAAAGAAGAGTGGAAAGAACAATACGGAAGTATCTTAAACTCCCCTTAGACCATGAAATTGGGACAACATTTAATTATCGACCTTTATGGTTGCAACTCTGCATTGTTAGATGATCTAGAAGAGTTAAAAACTATCTTCGAAGATTCATTGACTCTATGTAATGCAACAGTGTTAAAGGTTACAAGTAATAAGTTCGAACCTCAAGGGGTTACTTTATTAGCTTTGTTAGCAGAATCACACGCTTCAATGCATACCTGGCCAGAACATAAGTACTGTGCAATGGATTTTTATACCTGTGGACCTACTGCAAAGCCTGAAAATATAATTGAACATCTATATATAAAACTAGGGGCTAATTCTCGTTTAGTAAGAAACTTGGAACGCTCTCCAAAATTGTGTATATTTAAGTAAGAATACACTTCTTAAATGAATAAAAAACCAAAGCTTTTATGGATAGGAGATATAGTAGCTAAGACAGGATTTGCAAGAGTAACTGAAAACGTATTACCCTTCCTTAAAGATGATTTTGATATCACAGTATTAGGAAACAATTGGTGGGGAGATCCCTCTCCTCTACAGAAGATATATACAATGTATCCTTCCTCTAATCGTTTCCAGACTGCACCCTTTGGAGAGGAGCGTATTAGAGAAATAGTGATGAAGACTGAACCCGATATTATATTTACTATTAATGACATGTGGATTGTTAATGAACAATATAAACAAATTCAAGACATGCATAAAGATAAGAGGTTTAAATTCATTGGATATGTTCCCATGGATTCTTACAATTGGGTCGGCTGTTTAACAGATACTGCCAATGATTGGGATGGAATTGTTTCATATACCGAGTTCGGAGCCAGAGAATTTATCAAAGCTGGAATAACTCAACCGATAGCAGTAATTCCTCATGGCGTAACTGAGGGTCAATTCTATCCAGTAGACAGAAAGAAGGCTAGGAAAAAGTTAAAGTTAGATGAAGATTTATTTATTGTTTTCAACGGTAATAGGAATCAATTCCGTAAGAGATTGGATATAACTTGTGAAGCATTTGCCAAGTTTGCAGTAGATAAACCAGATACCAGAATGTATTTGCATATGGGATTGAAAGATCAAGGGTGGGATATCATGCCATTGTTTAGTAGGGAAATGCGTAAACGTGGATTAGATCCTAATGGGAGAATAATAATGACCACGAATACTCAAGATCCTCCCAACGTTGAAGTGGACATGCTGAATACTATATATAATGTATGTGATGTAGGCGTGAATACTTGTAAAGGCGAAGGCTGGGGTCTGGTGAACTTTGAACATGCTGCATGTAAGGTTGCCCAAGTAGTGCCTAACCACACTTCTTGTAAGGAGATATTTGAAGGTTACGGACAACTTATAAATTGTAATCATGTTGATGTTGACACCACTTTTGCTAGGGAAATGCCTTGCCCAGATGCTGATCACCTTACAAGCATCCTTAATGAACTGTATGAAGATAGAGGAAAACTTAAAGCGACAGCGGAACTCTGCTACCTAAGAGCTACTGATCCTCAATTTCATTGGAAAAACATTGCATCACAGTTCGGTGGGGTCTTCCAGGACACATTGAATGGTGTTGATCACTCTGTAGTAGAGCCTGAAAAAAGAATTAAACCTAAGAAGAGAAAAAAATCTAGAAAGATTGGATCTAAAAAGTAGAATTAGTTATAGTTAGAGTAAAGTTTTAAACTAAATTAACATGATTAAAGATAATCTTACAGGGGAAGATTGTAACTGTAATTGTTGTATAAATAGAAGACAAATAGAAGAAGATAAGAATAATTATCATGTAAAAATTTATAGACCATGGGGATGGTATCAAACCACTTTTGAAGGAGAAAACTTCAAGGTAAAAACAATATGTATTGAAGAAGGTAATCGTTTAAGTTTACAAAAACATCATCATCGTTCTGAGGTGTGGACAATAGCTTCAGGTTTTGGATCTGTTTATTGTGATGGTACTTGGCATTTAGCTCATCCTAAAGACACATTTACTATAGAAGTTGATACTTGGCACCGTGCAAAAGCTATGCGAGGTGATCTAATTATCTTGGAATTACAACACGGAAAGGAATTATATGAAGAAGATATAGAAAGACTTGAAGACGACTATGGAAGAGCGTTAGTATCTGGTTGAGGGATTTGGGTCCCCTCGGTCATAGGTTCATGTTTGCAAAGTGCTACTCCCCTTGCTATCACAGCTGGGGGAGTTTTCTTTTTACTTCATTTTCTGTTAAAACTAAGAATGAAATCTTTTTACTTTCGTCGTGAGCTAAATAACATATTATGACAAAATGTAAGGTCTATTAATAGACTTATAAGACTTAAATAACAGCGAATAAACATTACACTATTGACAAATTGTTATTTAAGTTAAAATCAAAAAGAAAATTAGTTCATTCACAGTTTTATGTCAAGAAATTATAAACCAATGCCCCCAATTTGGCGGCTGAACGAGTTATTTAAGCTGTCAAATCAGTGTCCAAACGGATTAGTTTGGCGTGTAAATAAGGCTAGTAACAGTCCAGGTGATCCAGTGGGTAAGTTAAACAAATCAACTGGTTATTATATGGTCTCCATAGATAACGAAGTGTATATGGTTCATCGTATTGTTTATTATTTAAGGATGGGAATCTCTCCTGATGCTCATAGCGTACAACACCTAGGAGAAACTAGAGATAACAGGACTCCTTTGATTGAGACTTATAAGACACCTAACAATAAAAAGATAATGGCTTCAGGATTTAAAATATAATGGCTAATGTAATAAAAACGTTTGAAACTACGAACTTCAGACATGTAAAAAACATCCATGAATTAAATGATTCAGAGTTACATAATCATGGTTATTATCGTGGATATCAATGTCCCCATGGACATGAAATAAGGGACATAGAAAATCATTGGTGTTATGAGTGTGTACTTAAAATTAAATCCAATATATGTGGCTTTGATTTAAACTTTTTAACTAACGATTTTAAAAATAAATATTATAAACTCTGGAAAAAAGTAGAGATAGGAGAGCCTGATGAATGCTGGAACATGAAATTAACAGGTAATAAGAGTCCTAATCGTGTATGTTTTCCCTCCTATAGAACTTTTTATAGTAGACAAAAATCAGAAAACGTAAACGCACATAAAGCTATTTACCAATGTGCATGGGGTGATATAGGAACTATGAGTGTGACACGTTTATGTGGAAATCCATGGTGTGGTAATCCTTTACACATGATATCCAGTTGGAATGCAGGTTTTCCTCCTTCTAAATTAACTCCTTTTCACATTAATTTTGATGCTGAGAAGTTAATGAGAATATCTAAAGCACGTATGTTAAATAGAGATCAGGAAATAATTAGAGATTCTTATAAGGCAACTATCGCACATCCTTTGCATGTAGAGGCTGCTCCAGATTATGATGAAGGGTAGGACTACAAAATAAGATATGACCCGTGTAAGTCAGAGACCACAGAGACAGAGGACGTCTGCTGATCCACTACAGATAGGTACTTTTAATTCAACTTCTATTAGAGTTTTAAAAGGTAATTTAGGTCCTGTTTCAAGACCTAATGCAGGAGGATATGGAGGAGGCTCATTTAATCATTGGTTCAAAGTTAAATTAGAACAAAGTGGATGGATAATAATAGCTAATGGTTCTACTAAACCTAAATTTGTAAACGTTTCTGCTTATGATCTAAATAAGAATCCTATAGAAGGAAGAGCTATATTCCAAGCAGATAGTATTGATCAGTCCAGTACAACTGATGGATCTAGACAATATCCATATTTAGGAACTGTACAAGGAGCACAATCAGATACTTATAATACTTTTGATGCAAGAAGATTGGACAGAGGAGATGATAGATATTTTGCTTTGCCAATAGGAGAATATTTAATTTGTATATCTAGTGTCAGGAATGAACCAATAGATTATGCTGTAGGTGTAGTAGTTGAGATCTCCGATCCATTCCCTGTTCTACTTTTAGAAGACTTTACTCGTTTACTATTTGAAGATACTGACATCTCAAACATAGTCTGTGACACAACTCCTAACTTCACTGGAGATGACGCTCATGATCATTCCTTAACGGAATGGAAGTCAGCCTGGAGTAGAGAAAGACAAGAAAATGAACCATTCCCAGAATTCTTAACCGCTTATACAACTACTTTATAAAAATGAACGCTAGAAAACTCTACAATTTACTGTTAGACGGAAAAGCAAAGAAGAATAAAAAAGGAGGTTTAGCTGCTAAATTTGAGAAAACATGTGAACAAATGCCTTACTTACCACAATGTAAGGTGTATGACGTGTAAATTAAGTAGGAAAAAGAAAGCAATAACGGATAAGTTATCCAACGGGGATAAATTCAAAGTAATAAGAAGACCTTTTAAATTTCCCAATGGAAAATATTTTTGGTTGGTAGGAATGGTGGCTTCTAAAAGTAATAGGGCTTTAAATGATTGGATAAATGAAAGAACTAAAAGAAAGAGAGTAAGAAAATTAAACCATTTTCACCCTAAAAAAAGAGACGTAAAAGCTTTACGTATAGCTGTTAATGCTGCAAAAGACTGGATAAAAGAGATCCCTGATGGAGATTGTTTAGTGTTTAGAGCAGAAGGTGCAAAGTCAGATCAACTCTTTAGAATTTACAAGAAATGGTTTGCTACACATGAAGACATACCTTGGGTGATATCCGAAGAACATAAATCATTTTTCTTTTACAAGAAAAGGTCTTAGAATAGGAGTGTTAACCACATAAAACAATGATTGCTTTAATTAAACCAATATTGATAAAATTTGCTACTTCAGATTCAGTTAAGAAGTTAGTAATTCAATTGCTAGAAAAATTAGTTGAATCTACTGATACAGAATTAGATGATGCTGCTTTAATCATGGTCAAAAAAGGACTAGGCTTTCCTGTCACAAAGAAGTAATAGCTTAAAATTAATGTAGCATTACGTTTATATATGGAAGCTGCAAAAGAAAAACAAGAATCAAAAAATCCTCTTTCCAAATTAAAAGAGGTTATTGATGATAAAGAAGAGCAGTTAGCTATTCTTGGTACCTTCATTCGGCTTGGCGTTATGGTCTGGGCCGGATTCATAATTTCATTGAACTACATCACTTTACCAGGTATTTCTGATGATAAGTCACCTAAGGACATCACTTTCATAGCAAGCGTTTTCACGGGTTGCCTGGCAACTTTTAACGTGACTCCAGGTGGTAAGAAAAAGAAAGATGATAAGGTTGGAGGATCTACAGCATCTGTTCCTACACAAATAATTAGAATAGAACAAGCTCCTCTAAAAATTACTACGGATACTAAGAAAAATGTATAGCAACAGAGAAAACAAAAGATTATCTATCTTTTCAATCTCTCTTGCTGTTTTATTAGGTACATCAAATGTGTCCTTGATTACTTATTTAGTAAGTACATCAAACCATAAAAAGATCCCCTCCTTCGATATACCAGTAGGTCCTTACACTTCTTACCGCTTAACTGCAACTAAAAACGGCTACACTCTTTCTTATAAAGCAAATGATCCAGAGAAATTTATAACTCGTACAAGAACATCTACTCCCAAAGGTCTCTTCGGAGGTAAGCAAGAGGAAGTAGATTTATACGAAGAGAACACTCTACTTGGCAAGACATCTACCAAAGTTGGAGAAGAAATTACTGATGAGTTAATTGCTTGTATAAAAACTGAAGGAGCTGGAGAATCCACAGGAAGATTGATAGGTACATCTATTGGAGCACAAGCTGCACCAGCTGTATCCCAAATCCCTGTAGTAGGCTGGTTAGCTGCTGGATGGGTTGCAATGTTTGGTGGTAATAAAGGTGCAGATGTTGGAGGAGAAATTGCTAAATCCTTTAATGATTGTTAATCATGTTCGTAAACAAACTAACGCTAGTAACAGGAGGATTCGATCCCATACATAGTGGACATATCGAATACTTCAAAGCAGCAAGTGAATTATCTGACTTTTTAGTCATCGGTTTAAACAGTGATGAATGGTTGATAGATAAAAAGAAACAAGCATTTCAAGATTGGGATGAAAGATCCAATATTATTAAACATTTGGACATGGTTTCAATGGTTATAAATTGGGATGACTCAGATAAAACTGCTTGTGGAGCTATAGAAAAATGTCTATCCATAGCTGATGAAGTTATATTTGCTAATGGAGGAGACAGAATAGTTGGTAACACACCAGAGCTAGATGCTTACACAAATAATAAAAGAGTTAAATTCCAATGGGGTGTAGGAGGAGACTATAAAATCAACAGTAGCTCTTGGCTTTTGAACAATTATTATAAGGATCGGGTATTAATTGGCGATGATAGAATTTAATCAATACTTGTCTATAAAATAAAATGTTGAAGTATTTATCATTATTAATATTATTGTCCTTCCCCTCTATAGCTCGAAGTGACATCTATCACTCGATTTCTAGCTCAGTAAAGCTAGAGGTTTCAGCAGCAGCCACAGCTGCAGACCGGATTGGTAACTCTCTAAGTATAAGTGGATCTGGAGTCAATACTACCGACGGAACGACAGCTGGTAGTGTAGGTGGCTTAGGAGCTGCAACGAATGGCGTAAATGCTTATACAGCAATCACAGCTAGTCAGCTTACAGATGGTGATGCTTTCAGTTTCAGTTCTAGTTACACAGCTGGAGATACGGTAGCTACAAGCTTAACAGTTGGTGAAGTATCACCTTTCGGGGATTTGACCAGTACATCGGCAGGCACAGCAGGGTCACTTGCAGGTACAATTGATACGAAAAATGATTTGACAATAGTAGCCGGAGGCAGTGGTACTACTGTTACTGGTCAATTTATCGTGGGATTAACGTTGGAATAGAATGAGACAGTTGATATTGCTGTTTTTATTAACACCGTTTTCGCTAAAATCCCAGCCTATCACTGGTGCCTTCACGACTGGTACGATGAATTCGACTACCACTACGACTCAAACTATAGTTGAATCAGTGATATCGAAGGACTATAATTCAGGGTATAGCTACAGTGTAGCTGGCACTGGCATAGAAATGCAGAATAGCGGTAATATGATACCAAGTGCTGTAAACACAACTGGAAC